ATCCAGGATACGCCTGCAGCGTTATTACCTACAACCCAAACATCGCCAGCATGACCAGACAGATAGAAATCATTACGATCTTGATGCGTAAAGAATCCCTTTCCTGTGTTAGTCGCTGTACAATATGTGTTTGCCATAGTTTCCTCCTTGTTATTAAAATTCCTTATATCTCATTATTAACTCACTGTCACGGTTTTGATTGCATAAACCGGATCGTTCCATTCTTCACAAGCCGTTCCTCCAGAAGGTTGACCTCCTGCATATAAAGAGACAGTATTACTTCCCGAAGGAGTTCCTATTCCCCCATAATTAGCTGTTGATACATCCGCTACTTCAGTCCAAGAAGTTCCATCCCAAGATTCTACGTTAGCCTTTACCCCAGGAGCACCAGCAGTACCCGCGATTATTAATCCATTTGCAGTCGTTCCTCCAGCGCCTCCACGACCTCTCGCTGTAGTCATATTGTTTACTTCAGTCCAAGAAGTTCCATTCCAAATTTCTGTAACAGTTTGATAAGGCAATGGGGGTGCATTTCCTCCAGCCGCTAAAGCTGCATCTTGAGTTCCTAGTCCAAAGGCTGCATGTCTTGCTGTGAGTCCGTCTGCATCTTCTGACCAAGACGTTCCATTCCATCCTTCATTAAGGACTGAATTTGGGGAACCGCCTCCCGGCCCAAACATAGCTCTGGTTGCTGTCGTCGTTCCTGCACCTGAGGGCGCTATAAAACTAGTGCCGGATGATGCTGATCTAGTTAGGTTTCCAACCTCAGTCCAAGATGTTCCATCATAAATTTCCGTATAAGTGTCTGGAGTCGGACCTGTTGTCCCTGCTCCTGTAAGTGCAGCTGTTTGAGTGCCTGCACCAAAATTTCCATATCGCATGGTAGTTAAATCTGCTCCTTCTGTCCAAGTAGTTCCGTCATAAAATTCATTTCCTAGACTTATTGGAGCAGCTCGGTAACCACAAATATATATAGCAGCGGTCTGAGTACCAGCTCCACCACCGTCAGCATGCTCAACATTCATAGCATTTGCAGAAGCCCAGGCTCCTGCGCCTGCTGTTCCTAGTTTAAATTTTCCGGAAGTAGAATTATACCAAAGTTGTCCTTCGGCTTCACTCGCCGTAGGATCCGATGATAAGTTTTGAACGCTATATCCTTGAATGCCTTTATAAGTTGCCATGAGGATTATTTATCCTTCAATAGCCAGCCTTGAGTAGAATCCGTATAAACTAAAGTAAAAGCAGCGCGTTCAACGGAGACCGTTAAATCAGCAGCTGTACCTTCAATTTTTTCTGAATTACGACCGACAGTTAGATTGTTAGTATCAAATGTTCCAGCATAATCAACACAGGTTACTTCATCTCCTAAACTTGGAGATAGCGGCAATGTCAGTGTAAATGCTGCTGACGTCGTATTACAAAAATATCCATTTCCTGCTGTAGCAGGACCAGGATCCGCTGTAATAACTGCTTGCCATGATGTTCCACCTGAGTTGTCCACCCATGATAAAACACCCCCTGTTGTTGATGTTAATATTTGATCATTAGAAGTAGCAACCGCTCCCGGCATCGTTAAAGTATAAGATGTCGTTGTACCTGCGGCTTTCATTCCAATGTACTCTCCTCCTGTAGTGTCTTGTAGTCTTAGTTCTTTCTGTGATCCAATATTTAAACCATCTGCAGCAACCCAAGTTAGATTTGCATCTCCCCCAAAAGCTCCTGCATTATTATATTGAACCTGTGTTGTAGAGCCTGCGACTGATCCAAAATCAGCACTTGCATCTAAAACGTTTGTACCATCACTGTAAAGTAATTTTGTTCCTGTAACGCCTGCAGCCCATGTAATTCCTGTACCTGAAACTGTTTTAACGGTTACCGTATAAGTGCTTCCGCCTTCAGCATTATTAATCAACCACCAGTTGGGTGTGGAATCTGGAACTGTTAAAATTCCATTTCCTGCTGATAATGTTCCTGTTAATTTCCAAACTCTTGTTGCAAGAGTAGCGCCTGTTGCGCCTTCGGTTTTAACTAAAGCTGTAGTTCCATTATCCGGAATAGCTTGCGTTGTATACCCACCTGAAATTTGTTCAATGATATCCCAGTTAGTATTAGTTAATGTACCCCATGTACCGGCTTTTTCACCGGTAGCCATTTTTTGAATTCCTAGGGCTGTATATGTAGATGGCATATTTTAAAATCTCCTAAGCTGCTGTTTTATCTACTGCGGACCACGTTACTGTAGTGCCTTTAGATACTTCACTATAAGACACCGTTGATCCCTTGTCAACCGGAGACCAAGCAAATGCTGTTCCTCCAGTTCCAATTGTCATTCCTAAACCAGTAGGTTTAACAACGGCTTTCCCGTCGATAATTACACTACCTAGCGATGATGTCAACCCTAAACCTACAACGGGATAACCAGATTCTTGACGAATAGTTCCTAAAGAAGCAGTTAAACCAAAACCTGTAGGATAAAGAGTTACATCAGTATAAGCGGTTTCATCACCTAAAGATGCGGTTAATCCCAATCCATCTGGTTTAGCAATCGTTCCTCCTTTTACAGCGGCCGAGCCAACTGTAATCGTCATGGCTTGACCAGTAACTGGAATAACATGACCATGAGAAACGGTTGCCGTTCCTACAGCCGACGTCATACTTAATCCTAAAGGTGTAATGGCAAAAGTTCCTGGTATAGATCCGACAGAAGCTGTCATGCCTAAACCAGTTACTAATTCATGAATTGAATCAGCGACGATACCTACATCGCCTACAGAAGCAGTAAGTTGTTGTCCTGTTGGAAGAACTGAATATGCATCACCCCAAGCTCTATTACCCCAGGATCCTCGACCCCAACCTTTTTCAATGGTTCCTTCGGCTGTTTCATCTCCTAGAGAAGTAGTTAAACCTAAACCTGTAACGTCAACTTCAGCGTTAAGATAGTCTGCACCCCAGACGTATTCACCCCAAGTGAGACGACCCCATCCTGAATTATGATATGCTGTGACTTCTCCTAAAGAAGAAGTTAATGAAATTCCTGTTAGTTCGAGATTAACATCGGCTTGCTCACCCCAGGCATTCTGTCCCCAGGTTGTGCCCGATTGGTTCCAACTATTAACAGCCATCGGAGGTTACCTCCTTAGGCTATTCTCAATATAGCTTGTGTACTTGTTGCTGCTGGGAATTGAATTGTAAAAGTTCCCGCTGTTGAAGTTTTATCTCCACCAAAATCTAGAACACAGACCGCTTTATCTGAAGAAGAAGTATTATAAATTAAAGCTCCTCTTGCAGTGACAGTTGCGGTTTGCCATGAGACATTAGCAAAATCAACACATGCTGTATCAGATTCTAATGTAACCAATTGACTCGCTACTGCTAATTTTTTTCCACCAGCGGTATAATTAGTTCCGGAAGTTTCTCCAGCTGTTAAATAATCTGTTGTTGATTTACCAATAGTAGCAGTACTAATGTACATTGCAATTTTAAAAACATCTGTACTGACCCCAAAGTCGTGTTCGCCTTCTAAGATCTGTGTTTTAAATGAATTACAAACTGCACTTGTTGTTATTGCCATAATTTTCCTATTTTACTAAACCCGAATCTGTTGTGGAAGGAGTATTAAGAGGAATACGAATTGTACCGCTTGTGTAATCTCCTCTTCTACGTCTTCCAATTTGTTCAAGACCGAATTTATCTACTTCTTGTTTATATCGTTGCTCGTAATATGTCAACATATCCATTGGTCCTTTTAAGAAGCCATAAGCCTCTACTAGACATCCATATAAAAGTCCATTTCCAAAGCGTTTACTGATATAGGTGGAAGTATTTCCTGAACTTAAACCTGTAGGCATCTTCAAATATTCAGCTTCAATCGTATAACTATCATCTGGAGCGGGAGCAATTTTAAAATACCCTGAACCTGACCCATCTCCGCCATCATAATTAGCCCAATATTTAGGTTTTCCTTTATTATTAGCTGTATCTTGAGTATATTCATCCAGCATGGTTTGGTCTACTTTTTCCAAATACCACATATTACTACTATCAGTCATTTTAATAGCTCGAATGACTAACGTACCTGAGGGAGCATTATAAGTTGCTTGACCATCATTAGTGGTTGCTTGAAAATAAAAACGATACGCATCAATATTAACATCTCTAAAAATTCTTTCTTCAGCATTCCCGATTAATTGATCAGTAATAGTCGAAGATAAAACAGATGTATCCGTTTCTGTAAAATTTAAAATAGCTGTTGTTAATGTTGAATAAGTAAATTCTGCCATTAAGCTTGTATAGTAACAGGTCCAATACTGACCATGCCACCGCCTCCTTCTTGAAATCCTGTTGTAGCAGTATTTGAATCCACTGTAAACTGGTAAAAATTTGAAGTCTGAACAAGAGTGGTACCATATTGAGAAATAACATAGCCCGCAGCTTTAGCAATATTAGATCCTTGAATTCCATCGAAACTTGGAGGATCTGCATATTGAGCTACAGGATTAGTTGTTGATCCAGTTCCTGGTGCAAACATCGTGGCCCCATAAAAACGATAAGTATCCCCCATCGTTCGGCCATGACCCGGTTCATTAACACGAATCACACTCGTTGCAGAAGTCTGTGTTTGAAATGCATTCCAAGGTAATAGAGTACATGTTGCAAATTCTGTTCTTGCAGTTCTTGCATGAAGTAAAGCTTGAGGATCTCCTCCCGTCACTTTAATTTCTAACTGAGGAGACTTAGGTTCGTATTCAGAAATATGAACCCACATACCCGTCCACTCTCTCACCATTTCATTATAAGGATAGGCTTGTCCATCTCGATCTGAAATAGCTAATGAATATTTTCCTTGAGAAAATCGTGCCGTCATTATGACACCGCTGGATAATAAGTTTGAGGAGTAACAAAGGTACTAGATGCCGAACCATCTTCGGCTAAAGCTCTAGCAAATTCGTCCTCATAATAAAGTTTTAATTCTTGCGTTTTAGCTGGATTAATTTTCATACTTAAATAAAAAGCTAACCCCGAAACTAAACACGGGAAAAATCTGTAGGGAACATCAGTGGCAAAAGTATAAGCCCCATCTTTTGCTTGAGCATTAGGATGAGTAATTCCTGCGTCTTGAATTCTTTTTACATAATAAATATTAATAAAATTACTTGCCTGAGAAGAACCTGGTTCAATGTATAAAGTGAGTCTTGTTTTATCAATGAATCGTTCTATCCAAAATTGACTAGGAACGCCTTGAGTTTTTTTATTAGCTAAGGCTGCATATGTAGAACGATCAATTTTTGTTAATGTAATATCTGTCTGACCTGTCGCTCCCGAATTAGTTCTATACGCTGCAGTTAAAATATCAGTTGCATTATAAATGAAAGTCGAAGAAGCGTCTGTTCGTGCAGGATTCGTTGTGCTAGAATCTCTTATAGTATTGTCCCAATAAATGTCATAGACTCCTTGTCCATCATTTATATAAATACTCGTATTAGCAACTTCCCAGAAATGAATTCCTCTATTACCCCATTCGGATAATAAAATATTCAGAGAAAAAAGAGCAGTACTTAAGCTCTGTCCAGATGTTAATTGTACATTACATCTTTGATAGGCTTCTTGAATGCATTGAGAAACCGAAGGGTTAAATGCTAGTGTTTCAGAAGTCGCCATTGACCTTAACCTCCAGTTAAAGTTACCGTAACGCTTCCACTTGCTCCAGCTAAATTGTAAACAATCCCATTTTTAAATAAAATACCAGAACCAGGAATATAAAGATCTAAGCCTTCAGTATTATAAGTGTAAGTTGCTACAGCTGTACCCGGTGCTGAAGCATCATCTGAGTCATATAAAATTATAGTAGCACTTGCTATTCCTGCTGCTTGGATAGATGTAACTCTACATCTACCTGTTCTTGCAAGAGTATCTGCTCCTACCGTCGCCATGGTAAGGGTTGTTTGGTCGCTTGAAAATGATCCGCCACCTGACATATTTTTTATCTCCTATTCTTGTGAGCTCCCGAAGGAGCTCACAAAGTTTATCTATTATTGTAAGTTATTATTTTGTTGGTACAAAATAGTAGCTCTAATTTCACCATCTGTAGTAGCACCAGTACTCGTCCACGTCAGTTTTAGGTCTGCAGTTCCTGTATCAGCCCAAGCCAATGCACCACCAGCTTCTGTTGTTGGATATGCTCGTCCAACTCCTGAAGCGATTGTAACTGAATATGAGTTAAGCAAAGAAGTGTTCCCGCCAACTGTATCCCCAATACTGAAAACGCACGTCGCACCAGCCATTACGGTTGGTTTATCAAGTACGATATCAATGATTTGTGAATTAGCTGGAATAACGACAGTAGTTGTGTTTGCAGCAGAAGCTCCATCATCAAGAGTGGAACCTGTTGAAAACGTTTGTGCCATTACCACTTGTCCAGTGTTTTTTACATCTGTTCCTAAAGTAGTACCAGTCGTATTAGAAATAGTACCAGCTTTAATAGGACCAGAAAATGTAGTTGTTGCCATAATTATAATCCTCCTAGTTTGTAGATCTAGTCTCTAGGCCGTCGACTATACGCGTCTAGATCTAATTAAATAATTGTATAGTAATATTTTTATAGCGTACTTTTGCGTAGAGCGCAAGGTATCC